AGATTCAAAGAGCCTTTTCAGGTGGTATTGGTGCTGCTGATCTATTTAGAGAAAGAGGTGTTAGAGCCTTATTAGGTTTCCAAGCAGGTGCTAAAGTCACTGCAGAAGAAACAGTAGCTAAATTTGAAGAATTATTTAGCGGTGATGGTAGGTTTGCAGGAGCAACAGACGCATTAGCGCAAACTCTTGAAGGTACTTTATCAATGATTGGTGATAAATACTTTAAGTTCCAGAAAACAGTTGCAGATAATTTTTTTGACGAATTAAAGAAAGAATTTGGTGATTTAAATAAATTCCTTGAAGATAATGATTTAGAAATCCAAGCGTTTGCTAAAGATTTAGGATCTGTTTTAGCAGATTCAATAATAATATTTAGTGATGCTTTAGTTTTAGCAAAAGAAAATTCAGATTTATTATTCAATATATTAAAAACTTTAATTGGATTAAAGATTGCATCATTTGCATTAACTGCAGCAAAAGGTTTTGGATTTTTAGCCACAAGTATTCTTGCTACTGCAACTTCATCAGAAGTGCTGTTCAATGTTATGACATTTGGACTAAAAGGCGCTGCAGGAAAAGCAATAAAATTTACTACAGACCTGATTGATCAAAATGATGAATTAGCACCATCTCTTTTAGAAACTGCCAAACAAATAAAGAAATTATTTGAAGATTTAGGAGAATTTAGTGAAGGATTAGAAAGACTAGGTAATGATTTTATTTCCGCCGAAGAAAGCGCAGAGAATTTCCAAAAAAGTATGGCAGCAGTCAATAAAGCCATGTTCCCTGATAGAAATGCTTATAAAAATTTAGATGATTTTTTAAATAAGAATAAAACAACCTTTGAAAAAATAGCAGAAGCTACAGAAGATTATTTTAAAACAGAAATACAAAAACTCAATGAACAAAAAGATAAAGAATTAAAAGTTGTTGAAGATGCACAGAAGCAAATTGTTAAACAATTAAAATTAATTGATGATGATAAGTTAAAAGTCACTGATGCCACTCATCAAAGTTTATTAGAAAGAGAAGAAGAACTAGGGAGATTAATATTTGGAATAAAAGCCAAATATGGAGAAGAAGAACAAAAAATCATTAAAGAACAAAATGAAAAGGCATTAAAAGAACAAAAAGAATATTTAGAAGAATTACAAAATTTAATAGATGAAGCTAACGAAAAAAGAATAGAAAAGATTAGAGAAGAAGGATCGGTCTTAGATAATTTAAAGCAAAACTATACAGAATTTTTTGAAGAATTTAGGGCAAATGTTGAAATAGCAAACTCTTTACAGACTGCTTTTGATGGTGTCACAAGAGGTATTGGTGATGCCGTTGCTCAATCCTTAGTATTTGGAAAATCATTTAAAGAAACATTTGGTAATATAGCCAGACAAGTATTGGCACAACTAATATCTTCATTAGTTCAAATTGGAATTAAAATGGTTTTAAATGCTACAATAGGCAGGACATTACAAGCCACCGCATTAGCACAAGGAGCGGCAACTGCTGCCGCCTTATCAGCAGCATATGCTACACCTGCAGCTTTAGCATCATTGGCATCTTTTGGAACAAATGCTATTCCTGCACAAGCAGGATTATCATCCACTGTAGCTTTGTCACAAATTCTGGCTAGTACAGGTGGTATTCCTAGACAAAATGGAGGTCAGGTTTTTGCAGGGCAAATGTACACAGTTGGAGAAAATGGGCGTGAGGCGTTTATCCCAAGAGAATCAGGAACGATTGTATCTAATGATCAATTAAATAGAGGAACTGTGGTTAATGTAAATATCATGGCTAATGACACAGAGGGATTTGATAATTTATTAATTAAGCGTAGAAGCACTATTGTTAATGTGATAAATGATGCACTCAACAGTCAAGGGAAGGAAGCATTAATCTAATGGCAGGTACATATCCAATAACACCAGAGTTTTCATCAGTAGGTTTTTCATCTGAGCAAAAGACAATCACCACCACTACAGACAGTGGAAAGATGTTTGCAGTTCAGGTAGATGGGCAGAGATTTAAATTTAGCGCAAGTTATCCGCCAATGAATAGATCAGAGTTTGCTCCAGTTTATGCTTTCATTATGAAACAAAGATCACAAAAAGAAACATTCCAGATTGCCTTACCAGACTTAAAGAACGCCAAAGGTGATGTATCAGGAACAGTCCTAGTAAATGGATCACATAGTGCAGGAGATACTACCATTGATGTAGATGGAATGACTGGAACATTGAAAGCAGGGGATTTTGTTAAGTTTGCAGGAGATACAAAGGTCTATATGGTAGTAAGTGATGCAACGGCAGTAGCAGGAGCAGCAACCCTGACGATTGAGCCACCTTTAAGAAGTGCTATAGCTGATGATGCAGCAGTCACTTATGATGGTGTAGAATTTACAGTAAGACTGACAAATGATGTGCAGCAATTCAATACAGGGGATTTAGATTTATATAGATTTGAAGTTGATTTTATAGAGGCTCTCTAATGGCTAGAGGATTATCTACCGCTTTAAAAAATGAACTGGCTACTCAAAGTATTAAGCCAATTATTTTACTAGAAATATTATTCCCTACTCCACAAAGACTAACTAATCATTACAAAGATATTACTCATAATTCCAATACCTATTCAGCGAGTAGTCACTTTTTATCTATTACGAATAAAGCAGAAAATGCAGAACTAGATGTATCTAATTTTACTGTAGAATTATCAGCAGTAGATAGCGCTTTTACTTCTATTGTTTTAAATAACAATGTAGCGAATGACGAAGTAAGCATAGATATTGGATTACTAAATAGCACTGATACGCTTATTGATACCTACAATTATGATAAAGGTTTTATTGAGAGTTTTAGAATAGATACAGATAAAGGAATAATATCCCTGATCTGTACTTCTCACTTTTCCGATTTTAGTAGAATTGCAGGGCGTAAAACTAATGAAGGTAGCCAACAAAGATACTTTCCTACTGATAGAGGGATGGAGTTTGCAGCACTTCAAATTCAAGAATTAACTTGGGGTAGAAAGTGATTGAAGATGTTATTGATTTTTATTTAACATTTGACAGATACAAAGATACTTCAAGACGAGTTTTATATCACCACCTAGAGCCAAGTATTAGCCTTAATCAGTATAAGGTCTTTAAGGACAAAGAGATTATAGGGTTTATGAATTGGGGATTATTAAATGATTTGATGAAGTTTAAATTCTTACATCATGGGATCATTGATTATAGTAATTGGAAATGCGGAGATAATCTTTGTTTTGCTGATTTCCTTTGTAGAAAAAATATTAGAGATATGATTAATTGGGCAAAGAATCATTTTTGGAACGAACTAGGATATGATAAAGAAGTAGTTTGGTTGAGAATGGAAGAAACAATAAATAAAACCATGAGGATTAGTAATAATGTCAAATGTAGTTAAAGCCGTACAAAATATAGTACAAAAGGTAGTTTCATGGTTTATAGACATTCCTGAGATACCAGATATTCCAGAAGTAGAGGAGATTAGAGGTACTCAACTCAATAAACAATCTAATAACGCACAAATACCAGTTATTTATGGTGAGCGTCTAATAGGCGGAACACGAGTATTCTTAGAAACATCAGGAACAGATAATACCTACCTTTATGGCGCTATGGTTTTAGCAGAGGGTGAAATCAATGCTATTACTGAAATTCAGGTCAATGATAGTGTAGTCACTTTTGATGGATCATTCGCAGATGGTACACAGATTACATCTAATGATAGTAAATTTGGATCTACTATAGTTATTCAACCATTTTACGGAACAGACGGACAAGCAGCAGCTTCATTACTGACAACCTTAACAAACTGGACTAGCAACCATAAATTATCAGGATTAGCATATATAGCTTTTAGATTAACTTGGGATGCAGATAAATATTCTGGTATTCCGAATATCAAAGTCAAAGTTCAGGGTAAAAAAGTATCTACTTTTGATAGTGGTGGGAATGAAACAACAGGAGTTTATTCTACTAATCCAGTATGGTGTCTATTAGATTTCCTCAGAAATGAACGATATGGAAAAGGAATATCTGATAGTGATTTAGATATATCTAGTTTTTACACCGCATCTCAAATAGCAGAAACTCAAGTCACTCCTTATAGTGGTGGATCAGATATTAATCTCTTTGATTGTAATGCCGTTTTAAACACGAATAAAAAGATCCTTGATAATGTCAAAGTATTATTGAAAGGCATGAGAGGATTGCTGCCTTATGTTCAAGGTAAATTTAAACTGCTGATAGAAACAACTGGAACTGCTACATTTACTCTTAATGAAGATAATATTATTGGCGGAATAAAGTTAGAGAGTGAAAGAAAGAATGACAAATATAACCGAGTAGTTGTGAATTTTGTCAATCCTGAAAAGTCATTTCAAGCGGATTCTATTGTTTATCCTGAAACAGATGCAGAACACCAAACCTTAAAAACTTCTGATGGTGGTTTCTTACAAGAAGGTAATGTGACTTTAGATACTATTACATCACCTTATCAAGCCTTAGAATTTGGTAAGATCATCCTTAATAGATCCAGAAACAATCTAAAACTAGGATTAACCGCTAATTATGAAGCATTAGACTTAGCTATTGGAGATATTGTAAATGTCACTTCATCTCTATTAGGAATGACAAACAAACCCTTCAGAGTAAGTGGGATGACATTAAATGTAGATTTTACTGCATCCCTATCTTTACAAGAACATCAAGACGCTTGGTACACCTTTGACGAAAAGACAGAAGTAGCCACTATTGGAGATACAAATCTTAGTGATCCATTTACAGTTCAACCACCTTCTTCAATAACCCTTGATGATGAACTTATCCAATACAATGACGGAACAGTTATTGTGGCTATGAATATAACGATTGGTGCATCACCAGACCAATTTGTTAGAGAATATCAAGTAGAATACAAAAGAACTGATGATAGTAATTTTATTGTTCATAGTAGAGGTACAGTAGATTTATTTCATAGAGTCTTGAATGTTATATCTGGTGATAATTATACAGTCAGAGTAAAAGCAATAAATTCACTTGGTGTTGAAAGTACATCAGTCACTGCCACTAGAGATATTGTGGGTGAGATTGAGCCACCTAGTGATGTTCAAGATTTTGCAATTAATATTGTAGGTAGTGATGCACATCTTAGTTGGGAAAGCATCCCAGATGCCGACCTTAATTATTATGTTATCAATTTCACTACTGAAACAGTCAATCCAGAATGGCAGAATAGTTTTACTTTAGTTTCAAGAGTATCAAGACCTGCAACATCAATTACCGTACCTGCTAGAACAGGAAGTTATCTAATAAAAGCAGTAGATAAACTTGGTAATTTTTCATCTAATGAAGCAATCATTACGACTAACATTACATCTATTGGTGATTTTCAAAATGCAGGAATTGCTACAGAACACCCAAATTTTACAGGTGTTAAAAATAACACTGTTGCAGTAGATAATACTTTAATCTTAAATACTATTGAACAATTTGATGACAATACCACAGATAATTTTGATGACATAACCTCAAGAAATTTTGACGGTGGTACAATTAATGACAATGTTGTATCTAGTGGAACTTATGAATTTGCTAATTTAATTGATTTAGGAAGTATTCAGACCGCAAGATTAACAGGAAACATTACGCAAACTGCTACTGATAGAGATAGATTATTTGATAACATTCTAGGATTATTTGATGACCAAGCGTCTAACTTTGACGGTGATGATAGTGCTAATGCGTCAAGTCATTTAGAGATTGCAGTATCAAATGACAATGTGACTTATACATCATTTAGAAATTTCAATGTAGGTGATTATTCTGGTAGATATTTTAAATTTAGATTGTTTATGGAAAGTTTAAACAATTCAGCAACACCGATTGTTAGTCAATTATCTGTGACTGCTGATATGCCACAAAGATTAATATCAGAAAATGATGTTGTATCTGGTGCAGGAACTAAGTCCATAACTTTCAGTCCTGTGTTTATATCAACACCTGCGATTGGTGTTTCAGCACAAGGGTTGGCAACAGGTGATTTTTATGAAATAACTAGTAAATCAACAAGTGGGTTTGATATAACATTTAAAAACAGTGGTGGCACTGCAATAAGTAAAACATTTGACTACATAGCAAAAGGATATTAAAAGGTAATAAATGGC